ACAGACCAAGACTATCAGAAACTGAATACAACCAGTATCAGTTAAAAAAGCTAACGGATAAAAGAACCTACAAATTATTTGTATTCTCTGACCCTCACGGTTGGTTAGCTGACCTTAAATGTTTACGAGTAATTAATAATGTTTTACAACACAATAAGTTTGATGAAGTCTGTATTAACGGAGATATAGTAGACTTACCTTTTGTATCTAAACATACTAATAAACTTTATTTGGATGGTATTTTAAACGGCTATAACGAAGTAGAGGAATTTAAATACACAGAAGAACAAATCCTTAAGCCTTTAAGATTAAGCACGGATGCGAAAATAACTATTAGGACTGGCAATCACGATGAACGAGTTACAAAGCCTTTTTTATTATCCAAAGGTCAATTAGCAAGGTTAGCTATTCTTTACAAACATTTTGAAAGTACCAAGTTTGAAGAAATGCTGCACCTGGCGGAGAATGATATGGTTTACGACCCTACGGATGTGTTTAATTACTTTGATATTTTTGATGTTACTCACGGCTTAAGTTTAACAAAGAACGCAAGTGAAAAGAATATAATTGAGTATTGGGGAAGTGGATGTACAGGACACTCTCACAGATTAGGAATGCGATATATCAGAAATAGGCATAATATTAACGCTTGGTTTGAAGTAGGATGTACAAGGTTAATGGAAGCAGTCGAATATTTACCAACAGGAAGAATAGCTGATTGGTGTCAAGGATTTTTAGAGGTTACTTTTAAAATAGATGGCGACAAGGTTTTATTTTTTGCACAGCCACACGCTATTATTGATTATAAATGTGTTTATAACGGTGTTTTATATGGAGAATAAAGAAGAAGAAATATTTGATGTAACAGATGGCGAGATTTTAGAGGAACTTAAATTCTTTGTTTATTTTCTTTTTGAATTAGAGGAAAAAAGTTTACTTTTATTCCCAAGTTACAAAACCTTAACACAAGCAAGGTTAATTAAAATGATTGAAACACGATTAGACTTTTTAGATTATGACCAAGAGGGAGATGTTAGTTGAAAAATTAAAAGAATTATACAAAGAAATAGAAATAGTACGAAGAGAATTAATAAACGAAACCAATAAAGAAAAACTAAAAGAAAAACAAAATGAAAACTATCGAAGAAATTAACCATTTAGAGAATTGCGAATGTTCTGAAGTTTGCACAAATTGTACAATTAAATATCAATTTAAACCTATTGAATTAACAGGTTCGGATATAGCTGATATTGTTACTAAACCAAAGTATTATAGAGTAGAAATTAAAGGTGTGCCTATTGATGTGATTGATATTGCAAACGCTTACAATTTATCTTTTATGAAAGGTAACGCAATTAAGTATATTTTAAGAGCAGGTAAGAAGGATTTATTGGTCCAGGACTTAAAGAAAGCTATTGAATGTTTAAATAGAGAGATTGAGTATGAAAGCGGTAAGTAGAAATATTACTCTTTTTTGGTTATCTTTGCGAAAGGAACTTAATGTTAGTTTAAATTATGGCAAAGAAATCAAAAGAAATAAAAGAAGACTTAAATATAGAAGTTACAATAGAAATAGAGCAGGTAAACCCTTTGACTATTTCCGAGTGCTGTAAAGCTGAATACATATCTTCAGGTACTAAAGTATATTGCTCAAAGTGCAAAGCAGACTGCCGTTTAGAAAGACAAAAGAAACTAATTAAATTATGGTCGCCAAAAGGATAATTTTAGGATTGGTAGTAATTTTACTACTATCTTCTTGCAAGTCTAAAAAGCTGGTAGAAACTACAAAAGTGGATTCGGTTATAACTGTGGTACAAAAGGTAGAATTAGCTACCGATTCAAGCGATATAGAAACAACCGAAGAAATAGCTTATGTATTTGACACATTGGTAAACCATCAAGTTACACCTTTAGAAGCTATTAGAGGCGATTACAAGCACAAACTCAAGGCAATCCATATAAAGAGACACATCAAGGAGCGTAAGCGCTTACAGAGCCTTAAAATCGATAAGAAAGAAAACAAGGCTATAAAGGTGGATAAAACCACTATTCAAGAAGAGAAGCCAAAAGGAAATAATACTTTACTCTATTTATTAGGTATTGGTATCGTTGTTTACCTTATCCTAAAAAAACTTTAAAAATAATTTCTTTGATTATCAGCGAGTTATGATTTATTTATGGCTTTTTGTAAAAAATGTTTTAGTATGTAATTCTTAATTAAGATATTGCGCTATCGATTTAACCCACGATACTAAAGCAATGATAAACTATCCACAAGAACCATCATTTGAGCAAGGCTTAAAAGATGCAATTAACAAGCTAACTAATCAGCTACCAAGTGTACAAAAAGACCCTTATCAGTCGAGACAAGTACACGCAAGAATCCAAGTATTTAAAAGAGCCTTACAATTATTAGATGATTTACCAAAAACAACAAGCACTACAAATTAAGTCGCTGGGCATAGGGGAGACTATGCAAGTAGACAAACGAGAAGGCAATAGAATAAGAGCCTTATTATCGTATTACAAAACTTACAATGGCAAGACTTATTCTTGCAAAGAATTAACCAAAAATTGTTTAACCATAACCCGAAAAAAATGAAAAAGTTAAAAAACCCAATTATCGAAGACATTAACATTGTAGAAGTTGATTTCCAAAACACCTATTACACAGAATATACCGATGGTTTTATTGTTTACCACCATAGGTTTAAACAAGCAGACCTACGCTTTTGGGTGTTAGAAAATTACGATATATCAAGAGGTCAAGTAAAGATTGAGTTAGACCCTACAAGTATGGAGCAGGCAGAGAATCCTATTTACTTTACTCAAGATGTAGAAGAGTTTATTAACGAGAACTACGAAGAATTAATTTTAGCAATCTTAAAACAACCAGTACTGGCTTGTCAATCTACTTTTGCTAATACATTGTATAACATTTGTAGACCTCAATAATGAGCATTATAACAGTTCACAAATTCATAGCAAATCCGCCGAAGGAAAGTAAGCTGGAGAAGTTAAAAAGGCTTTATAGACAAACTTTAGAAGATGGTAACTACTGCAAATCAGTCCAGGCTATGTATCTAATTAATAAAGTTAAAGAAGCCGAAATACAAAGGGTTACAAACGATTATGAGCATCATATTGCGAAGCAAATAATTAAAAATAATTACCTTAATTTAATAAAATAAATTGTATCTTTAAAAACCAAAACTTAAAACTATGTCATTACTTAAAATTCAATCAGAATTAAAAGCACCTAAAAATCAATTCAATTCCTTTGGGAAATACAAGTATCGTTCTACGGAAGATATATTGGAAGCAGTAAAGCCTTTATTACTTAAGTATGAATGTACTTTGACTATATCGGATGAAATTAAAGAAATAGGCGGAATTATCTTTTGTGAAAGCTGTGTTGTTTTAACTGACAACCAAGCTGGTAAAGGTTTTCAATCTTGCGCTTCGGCAGGTATTGACCCAAATCGTAAAGGTATGGATATTAGCCAGTCTTTTGGAAGTTCAAGTTCATATGCACGAAAGTATGCTTTATCTGCTTTATTTCTTTTGGATGATACCAAAGATGCTGATGCAACCAATATGCACGATGCAGTTAAAATGGTAGAAGAAAAACTAAAGCCAATCTTAAAAGTAGGTACTGAATTGTTTGACAAATGCAGAGCAGGATTTCTAAAGGATTCAAAGAACCTAAAAGCTATTCAAGAGAGATATACAATGAATGATGAAACTTTTGAAGCATTAACGAAATGATAAACAACAATGCGATTAATGACCTTGAGAAGGCACAAATCATAGACTTTGAAAATATCAGTAAATCTTCAATATCTCACGCAGTAGAATTAATAGCTATTCCAATTATCGAAGGAGAAATATCAGCAAGTAAAAAAATAGTTCAATTTATTGCACTAAAAGATTTATTAGAAGATGTAATTACAAAAATAAGACCTTCTGCAATGGAAGAACTTAAGCTATCTAAAGGAGAAGGAATTAATATCTTTGGTGCTAAAGTAGAACCAGCTACTACAAGTAAATATGATTTCACTGCTTGTGATGACTTTGAATGGAATCAGTTAAATGCTGATTTGACTGATATTAAAGCTAAAATGAAAGAAAGAGAATCTTTTTTAAAAGCTATTAAATCAGCAGTATATTTACCTGAAACAGGAGAAGTAGTCAATCCACCAATAGTTTTAAGAACCGAAACAATTAAAGTAACAATTCAAAAATAATTGCAGAATTTGAGATATATTTGTATCTTTATATGTGGATAGAATGGCATAATTACCCATTTGACAAGTAGAAGCGTTTACTATTTCCACATATTCTTTTAAACGCATAATTTAAAACGCAAAAAAAATGCAAGAAATTTGGAAAAATATTGCTGGGTATGAAGGTTTATACCAAGTAAGTAATTTAGGTAATGTTAAAAGTTTATCTTATAATCATACAAAAAAACCTAAAGTATTAAAAAATATTAAAATGTCAATTGGTTATGAATCAATTAGTTTATTTAAAAACAAATCA